TCGGGTCAACGATGCAGCATGACATACCGGTATCGAACTTGTTTTGCTGCAAGCTGCGTGGCTTCGAAATCGTTGGCACTTGTTTGCTAGCGGTAGCGTACGTAGCTGCTTTCTGCGTGCTTTTGTACGAACTATTGTCGTTCTTTTCGCCGCCGTGTTTCGGATACGACGTATCTGAACCATGCGCTTTCTCTTGCGTAGCGGTACCTTGGTGCTGTTCTGCTTGGCCAAACAATTTTGCTGCTTTCTTAGGTGCTGTTGTGTACATGTTAACCTCCGGGGGTTATGTTTCTAATTGGTGCTTCTACTGCCCCATTACCCGGGTTTGGGTTCTGAGCCTGTTGTCCGCCCATTGCTTCCGGCGGTATTTGTTGCTGTTGCTGCATAGCCTGAAGAGTTTCGTCGTCAGGAATTATTTTAGTATCGTCCATTCCTAATCCGTTGGCAACTGTTCTCAATGCTGCAGCACGCCCTGGAATGCCTATGATACCTTGGTCTGTCGGGTTATTCGTGATGTTCAAGAACTCTAAACTGCGTAGACGTTCTGTCTCTTTCTGAACCGCGAAGTTAACGCCACGAACTACTATTTGTGCATCGCCATTATACGAGTGGTCGACATCAGTAAGCATTAAAAGCTCGTGTAACTGCTGCAGATTTTGTTTAATCACATCGTTGTCGATGTTAGATGCGACTGACTGTAATACCTTACTGGCAGCTCCCATCAACATTGATAATCCAGATGCTGTACGTCCAGCCCCACCCACACGTTCGTTCCCTGTAGCGTACTTAGGAATAGCAGAGATTTCATCTGCGATCTGGGACATTTGTTGGTAAACGTACAGCAAATCCTGTGAGTTCGATTGCGGTTGGTAGAAGTCGATCGGCTTGTTACTCATCGACTGTTTTAGCGGGTCTTGCTCTGTGAACCACCGCTTCCAAGGGTACATATCACTTGGGTTAGTGGCTTCAGATAACTGATCTAGGTCAATAACAACTTGCGGACCAGAAGCGATAGACAGGTTATTCACTAACGAGCGCAATGTTGCGTTCATTACCGACTGGATATCGCCGATTAACTCAGGAATACCGTGCCCGATAATCGCACCGGGAATCTTCTCGAAGCTGGACATGTAGTATGGATGCGCTGCGCGCGGATTCGGGTTGATAATAACCTTAATGACTCGGTTATCAATGATGTTTGCAATAACGCTGTAATGCTTGCTCTCATCTGTAATGGCTGGGAAATCCCACTCTTTTAGTATTTTCCCCTGCACTTTGCCGTAGTAAGTAAGCATATCGATCATGCCACTATCGTTAATGGCGGGGTCTTCACGCTCTTCTAAAATGGCCCTTTCGTCATCCGCGTAGTTAATCCACGTCGTATAACCATTCTCACCATACCGGTTCAAAATGTCGGTGATAGCGGCGTCGTTATACCCCGGTAACCCACGTAGGGAATCTAGCTCTGGTGCGGTTACGCGTTGGTGCTCAATAACTTCGGCGTCTTTAAATTTGCGTGCGCTACTCTGCCAATACAGATCAAACGGACTAACGCGCTGCCAAAACATACGAGGAATAGTCTTGAGTACCGCGTTAGGACCGTCCCAACCCAATTCTGTGGACATCTCGACCACAGGGCCTTTGATCACAGCATAGGGGAATACAGTAATATCGTGAAGAAACTCAGCCAGTGCGTCATAAAACCCTCCCTCATCAAGGATATCTTCGATCTTGTTGCCCTGCTGCACAGCGGCATCTTTGGCTTTCTTTAATGCGGTTTGGCGCGCCAGTGTAGTAAGCTGCGCTACTCGATTTTGTACTTGGATTTCCTGGATGGGGGTTCCGTTGGCGACGGCGTCTTGCTGCTCCGACTGCACCAACGCCATAATATCCGCCATAATTTCGCCGGGTACCTCAGGTACTGGGGTAGGTTCAACGGCCCAAGGACGTTCCGCACCCAAGTACACATCCCGCAACATAGCAGTAGCGCCACGACACTTAACAGCAGTAACGCGCGCAAACACATCAGACCCGCCGAGCGAATTGATTTCCCGAAGTTTTGCAGCATCGTACTCACCATTAAACGCCCTCAAAGACGCCAGAAGTCGGTTAGTGATATTGCGGGATTCCCGCACGTTACGGAATTGGGTGAATTTTGTACGGATATGCGCGGCCAAGTCATCATCGCGCGTTAATGTTTTATCAAGCTCACGTTGTATGGCCTGCTCACTCATAGTTTTCTTTTCATGGGCGTCGATTTGAGCATTCGTGGCGGTTTTTATGAAGCCTAGTCTTTCCATTAAGTCCATGCCCTCGCGCTGACTGGGGGTCGAGAGCCAACGGCTCCCTTATTCAATCGTTTCATAATCTTTCCGCGCACATTCTGCGCCGTTCCTAAGCATAAATACTGCAGGGCATCGCATAAATCAGCCCACGGACGCTTCTTATCTGGCTGGTCTTCCAACTGGCCATTTTTCTTAATCTTGTACCGGTATTCATAGCGTAACGCACGTACGAGCTTAGGGCAACCCTCGGCGTCTATTATTATAGCCGGTTTACCACCACTATTTTGCATGAACCACTTCTCAACTGCCCTAATCCGAGGCGTAATGTTGTTAGTGCTGGCCGGAAAGGCTAAATATCCCAACCTATGTATAGCCGAAAACACAGATTCTTCCCCGATTTGACCTTTTGCTACGCCGGCGGGGTCCCCTACGATGTAAATGGGGTTAGTTATGAACATCGGGTCCTGCAACGCCGGCGTTAAATACGTTGTGATGAACTTTTCTATGCCAGTATTCTCTACCTCGATCTCCTTAAACAACAAAAGGCGACCCTGATGGTCTACTTGCCCAATAATTGCGGCTGGGTGTCTCGCAAAATCCATCCCGATACAGATGGCATGGCCTGGAACAGGCCGTAGTTTAGTCGTTGAGACGTGAAAATCGGTGTTGAAACTGTTTTTGAAGACGGCCTGCCCTGAAAGACTGGGCCCAATTTTGTTATGTACATACTGATCAATCCATTCCTGCGTGTTTGACGCCATTAATTCTTCGTAATAATTGTCGACGAGGTTCTCGCGGTTCTCCGCACCGGGGTCGAACGCGCCGGGCTGCACAAAATACTCCCAGTTAGGGGGTAGATCAAGCTCTAAACGTTCAAACCACCCAGAGTCTGACGTGAATGAGTTCGTCTCGGCGATAATCCCACGCCATGTACAGCCTCCCGCCATCTTAGAGGGGAAACGGCCAACACGACCGAGCAAATCTTGAATCAGTGCTGGGTCTAATTCGCGGCACTCTGACAGCCATGCGAAGCTCAATTCTAACGAAAGTAACTTTTTAATGTTGTCTTCTGTGTCGAGCGGCATAAGTAACCACTCACTCTCGATATCGCCAACGCGTATCGTCACGCTTTGTTCCGACGGTTTCCAGCTAGCGATCGGCCTAAGCAGCTGCAGGATACTCGCCAGACATGTTGTGCGTAATTGACTATAGGTGTTACGCACGATTACCGCGCGCGTACGCCTGATACCATCCGGCCCCGCCTTCTGCTGCGACGCACGACACAGTAACTCCATGATCATCGCTGTTGTTTTGGCAGAACCTACCGGCCCTCTGACCACCCTGACAATGGCGTCGGACAACATGAAGTTCTTGAGTGTAAACGGCGGCGTATAATCAAATGTAAAGTCGTTACTCATCTTCGAACTCAGCTTCTTCGACGTGCTCAACTACCGCGTCGATGATGGGTTTGTTTTTATCGCCTAAATTGATAGTAATAGAAACTCGCCCCCCTTCCGCCGGAGCGTCCTTCTTGGGAGCGGCATCGGCTAAGACAGTTAGTTGTTTGTATGCTTCCATCCGAGCGGCAGCTGTTAGCCCACCGTCTTTAAAAATGTTGTACAGGTCAACGAGCCCATCCTCGACTGCCAGCATGGCCTTAACGCGCACCCGCTCTTTAGCGTTTTTGGGCGACGCCCACTCCAACTTATACTCACGGAGCAGGTTGCGAAAGTGTTCCTTTTTAAACAGGACGCGTAAGTCTTCTGCGGATATCCTGTACCGCTCGATGATGTCGGCCGGCGGAATCAAATCCGACGCCAGCTCGTAAGCTAACGACGCCATTCTAACCGAGTCTAGTGGCACCGACAGGTGCTTACTGTTCGATATTTGTGTCATCTAAATCACCCTCGTCGATTACAACTCTTTCCCGAATCAGGGTTCTGAGGTACTCACTGACACTGATACCTCTACGCACCGCGATCTTCTTCACCCGCGGCAGTAATAACCGAGGTAATAGTATGTTGAACGCGACGCAGTCTAACTTCTCTTTCATTATAGGGGCGACTTAAACTTAGGCATTTTGGGTGGTTTTGCGCTGTACTTCTTTGCCTGCACAACTGGCGGTCTCCCTTTTTTTGCCACAGGCATCGGGAGCGCTTTGCTCTTGGCCACCTTAGTCGGTTTGAACACCCCACCTTTTGACATACCTATGAGTTTGTCGCCGGTCCCTGTGCTAGGACCGGTTCCATCCTCGTAGACGTTAGTCTGTATTGGAGGCGCTTTTTTCATTTTTTTCAATTTTTTGGTAGCCATTATACTTTCTTCGCAAACGGGTTCTTTTTCATCGGCGCTTTCGCCGCTGTCGGTTTACCCTTGGCTTTCGCCCAAGGTGGTGTCCACTTCGCTTCTTTTTTAACCGCACCGCCTTTTGACATACCCTTACAATCACACTTCATTTTCCCACACGATTTACATTTAGCCATGACCTTTCCGCCTTTATCAAACATGTTGGGGGAGCGGGCCGAAGCTTTAGACTTAGACCCGTTACCGAGAGATCGTGAAAACGTCACTTGGACTTATTCCGCATGAACGAGTTGTTGCCATGCCACGGCATCTTTTTCTTAACGGCACCACCCTTACTCTGCATGGTGACTGGGGTATTTGACGACATAGACATCACCTTTCGCGGGTCTTGCGGAGCGATGGCCGCTGGTGCTGGTGTAGCTGCTACAGGTGCTGGCGTCGCTGCCGGTGCCGGTGCCGGAGCTACCGACCGCGGATCGTTAGTAAACCCAGAGCTTATGCCTGTGCCGTCGTTCGGATGCGCCCTATCAAACTGACGACGTGACCGTCGGCCGTTGTACGTATGGCCTTGTTTAGGAAGTTCGTAGGGAGTCGCTGCGAACGCGTTACCATTATTCTGTGAAACGATTCCGCCTGGGACAGCCCCGCCGAGATAAAACGGTTTGCCGCCTGACATCTTTTTCTTAGTAGCCATTAGCACTTTCCGCCTTTAGATAAGTTGCGAGAACCCATCAGCTGCTTCGCTGTGGGACCTTTTTGCTACTGCCATTTTTGTCTTGTCGCTCGGCACTTTGCCTTTTACTAACGGCAGTGCTTTAGAGCCTTTATTGGTAGGTTTTTTTGGTTTTGTTAATGCGGTGTTGTTAGGTGGGACTTTAGTAGAGCCGCCATATTTATTAGCCATGAATAATTTCTCCAGCATTGTCAGGTAGAATTATGGCAGACTTCTCTTCCGTTGCTGATACCTGCCACGGGTTAATCCCTGTCTCTTCATAATACTTCGCGGTCAATGCCGTAAGGTGAAAGTCCAGGAACCCTATGAATGTTACCAGTTCTTTTCTGTTCATGTCACTTGTTTTTTTGCCTTCGTATTTGGCTGTGTTACCTAGGCGTAAGTACTCTGGGGTCATGTTCATGGGTATCTCCGTTTGACGATTTGACGATCATATGGGTAATACCCACAACTGTCAATATACCTTCTGGACATTTACGAACCACATAAAAGAAGGGGTGGGGGGCGGACACCCCCTGACCATGACCCCCCACCCTACGTATGTATGTATAGCCACAGGCTCACACAGCAAAAAAAGATGTGTTAAAAAATAATTTTATGCTCGTATATTTAAAGGAAATCCTAAGTACATGCGGGTCAACTACCATTTACGGCATGATGCTCTGGGTGGGTTCGCATCGTAAGACGCTTTGATAGGTCGCGAGCAAGTGCCTTTGGTGCTGTGTGGAATTGAAGTCAGTAGGTAGACTTCTTATAGGCATTCTCGCGAGTGCATATAAGGTGGCTACTTAGTCACAAGGTTACATGACCTATTCATGTATATATGAGGGTTACATCATGACAGCATCAAGTGAAATTAAAGCACGTGAAAGCATGACCATTAAAGCAGTCAATGCTTATCAATTAGGCGGTGATTCGTTGCATGAGCCGTTGTGCGAGTTGGTTGAATACGGTTTTAGGTCTAATGACTTTAAGCCAGTCAATGATCTGATTCGCAAAATGGGTGTGCGCGCTCGCGGTGATTCTATTGAGGCTTACCCACAAGGCATGAGAGACGCAAAACGTGTTGTGGCTTGGTTGATCTTCGCCACTACACTGCGTCAGATCGCGGGAACGCAAACCCTGCGCGCAGACAAAACCGCTGGCGCACCCGTAGCGCCTAGCTGGTCAAAAGCGGTTGACTCAAAGCGCCCATCGCAAGCGGTTGGTTGGAATTACTATCAGCCTCTAAAGGCTGAGAAGTTATCGAGCGTAACCGAGTTAGATATAAAAGGCTTGCGCCATCAGGCGGGCAAGTTTGTACAAACCATCATTGAGGGGGACAATAAAAAACTAGGCATCATGCCTGAAGAACAACAACATGCGCTTGCGTTTCTTGACTATATACGCGCGTTCGATTGTGACGATGACGCGATAGCAATCGATGACGCGTTAGCTAATCTATAAGCAACAAGCCGTTTGAAAAAAAGGCGCCACTTGGGCGCCTTTTTTTATATCTCGGTTTTATATGATCGTGCCACCCGTGCCTATGTAAAGGAAAAACGGATTAAAGGAAAATGAAAAATTTATTTTTAAAGCGGTGTTTGGTTTATGTGTTTGATTATA